TCATCATGTATGTTAGCTACAAATTTATATTCCACAGCATTTAATTTTAAAACATCATCTAACATAACCAATGCTTGTTTCATTATGATAGCACCGGCACCTTGTAGTAAAGTATTTAATGCTGAATGTTGATTACGAACATACAGCTTCCTACCATCTAATCCTTTGAGGTAATTTTTTGCTGAAGCTCTTTGTACCCTGTCTCTAAGAGACTTAAATGTAGGCTTATTATCAAAGAAATATTGTCTAGCTCTCTTACCATCTGCTGTACTTCCTCCGACCACGCTACCAAGTTTTTCATCTCCTGCTCCGTACATAAGTGCATAGATGAATGTCTTTGCTTTATCTCTAGATTCAAGGTTTGCAAGTTTTTGATTAGCGGTGTGTATGTCTCCATTGAGAATTTCATTTGTGTACTCCTCGTCATTCATGTAGTGAGCTAACATTCTAATCTCAAGACCAGAAGCATCAACTCCGATTAAAACATTACCTTCTTCAACAGTCCAACATGCTCTACATTCTTTACCATAAGGACTATAGACTGCCGGTACTTGTGCCATGTTAGGATTCCTGTGTGTCATTCTTCCTGTGATAGCACCGTTAGGTATTACAAAGCCATGTACTCTACCATCTTCTTGTACAGCTTCAACCCAAGAATCAACTTGAGCTATACGCTTTTGAAGTAGTAAGAAATCTGCTATAAGTTTAGCTTCGTGTATGTGTGTGATTGCTGATAGAGTTTTCTCATCAACAATGGGTTGACCTGTAGGTGTAAACCTTTCAGGCTTCCAACCAAAGTCAATAAGATATTCTCCAATCTGTTTACGACTACCAAGATTAAAGTCTTGTAGTGTTTGTCTCATAAAAGGTTCAAAGTTATTTGTATCTAAACATCTTTGATACTCATCATCTGTAAGTCCACGCTTAGATAAGTCTCCATCTTTCTTTATGTAAGGTGTAACTAACTTATCGTCTACCCATTTAGGTTTAAATGTATTATGAACTTCATCTTCAATAGCTTGTTTCTTTTCTCTAAGTTCAGCAAGTAATAACAAAGCTGATTGTAAATCAAACTTGAAACCATTTACCTCTTGCTGTTTCATTATCCTAGCTACACCTTGTTCTAAAGTTATAGATTGTTTAGAGAATCCTTTACTCTCTTCTCTAAGTTTCTTCAGTACCACAGCATTAAGTTGTACATCTCTAACACAATAGTCCATCATCTCTTTAGAATAATTAAGATAGTCTGAGAACTCTATCTTATGATAGCCTAACTTATATCCCCACTTCTCAAGGCTGTGTCCACCTTCTCTGTTGGGATTAAATAACCTAGACAATACAAGAGTATCAATGACTGGTATCTTTGACAAGTCAACACCACCGAACTTCTCTACCATTGGTATATCAAATCCGATGATGTTATGTCCTATTAAAGTATCTGCATTAGCTAACAGTTCATAACCTTCAGACAATTTACTTGGTGGATATTTATATATCTCTCCAGTGTCCATGTCTTGAGCAACGACACAATGTATCAGGGTTGCTTTCAAGTCATCTGTTTCTATGTCAAATACTAAGTCCATTAAAATGCCTCATCTAAACTATTGTCAAAGGTTATGTCCTCATCTGTTAGTTCAGATAGTCTACCAGTTTCTCCATCATAAACAACTCTACATGCCATACCTACATCTCCAGTATACCTTGACTTAAGTATACGAAGTCTTGTAGTCCTAGCTTCTTCAGGGTCATCTGATTGTTGATTACGTTCTAATGCTATCACACAATCACTAAGTTGTCCAATACTATTTGAACCTCTTAGATGAGATAGAGATACTTCAATACCGTTCTCATGTCCTTTGTTACCATCAACTCTACGTAAGTGTGAAACCAAAATGATTCCTGCACCTGTCTCTTCTACCAAACTTCTAAGTCTAGTCATAATAGAATCAATAGCACGTCTTTCATCTCCTTCATGCACAGCACTGACTAACATATGTAAATGGTCAACGACCACCCATTTGCAATCACATCCTATAATCATAAAGCGAAGCTTAGTAAAGATATCATCAATGTCATTCGTACCAAAGTGTGAATGAACCCATACTCTATTCTTGTTATCTCCGTCATAGAGAATATCAAACATCTTATCTAGTTCTTCTTTACTAAATCTTTCTCTTACTTGGTCAACGTATAACCTAGCATTAGCTTCAATAGATAAGATACCATCAATGGTTCTTCTCCAATCTTCTTCTAGTGCTATGATACCTACGTTATCAGTAGTGTTCTTAATAAGATGATGTTCAAGTTCTCTTGTCACACTTGACTTACCAAGACCAGTACCACCTGTAAGTGTCACCAGTTCTCCTGCTCTAAGACCATACAACTTCTTGTTAAGTCCTTCATAAGGATAAGGTACGCTTTGTTTCTTCTCACGATTATGAAACTTCTCACGCTGTTCAGAAACATTTATAACACCAGAAGGTGTATAAACTTTACTAGCCCACCAAGCTTCAACAAACTCTTTATGCTTGTTGTTTCTTAGCATGTCGTTAGGGTCTTTCCAACCGTTAGGTAAAGTCACGATACGAGCTTTTCCCGGTTTGAAAAGTCTAGCAACTTTTATACTAGCTTCTTGTCCTGCCTTGTCCTTATCAAAAGCAATGATAACATTTTCAAAGTCATCAAAGAACTCTAAGCTTTCCTTGATATCTCTGACTGCACCGTTTGCTCCACGCTTAATAGATACTACAGCCCATTTAGAACCAAGCAGTTCGTAAGTAGCCATAGCATCACACTCCCCTTCAGTGACGGTGACATATTTACCACCCTTGAAAAGTTGTTGACCAAACAAACCTGTATCATTATAACTACCAGATACAAAGAAGTCTTTGTCCTTACAGTTACGAATCTTAGTAGCTGATAACTCATGCCCATTATAGTAAGGGTAAAAATGTTTAACGACATTACCTTGTAAGTCATGTACACATTTAACCCCATACTTCTGAGCAGTGTTCATGGAAATCTTTCTGTCCGTAAGGGCTGAAAACTTTCCTTCTCCTACTGTATCTGGTTGTTTAATTGGTGTTGTTGTTTCTGTTTGCATATCCTTTCCTCCACATGCTTTAGTATAGCTAGGCATAAACTCTCCACAACTAAAGCATTTTGCTGAGTCATCTTCGTTGATTCCTACAGCATCACTGCTATCGCAAAGTGGACAAGGTTGATGTAACTTATCCCAAGTTTTATCCATGTTAGCCCTCACTATGAATTATGATTCGTCTTCTGAATCTTCTACAACTACTTCTTCTTCCTCTTGTTCAACTATAGCTTCAGGACTTTCCTTTAGTACAGCTTCAAGATTATTTTGATGACCTTGTGAAGCATAGTTCAAAGCTTCAGTCAACACGTTCAACGTACCTATCTTACTGATAGATATGTTAGCACCGTTTCTTTTTTGTTCATCTTCAATCTTTGAAACATCATAGACTGATTCACCATCGTCATTTTTAATAGTAATAATCATATTAAAACTCCTCGTTATCTGAACTAGGTTCAGTATATTCAACTAAATTAGTGACCTTTACAGCTATTAACTCTGCAAACGTACCATACTTTCCTGTGTAGGGTTTAATCTTCACAGTCACTTCTGAGCCATTACCAATATTAATATCTAAATCGTTGCCATCTTCGTCAACTAATTTAGGTGCAGGATTGGTTGTCCCATCATGTCTAATTACATTTCTACTGAATGAGAAAGCAGGTTCATCATACTTAGGCTTACCATCTCTAGTTCTAGTTCTTGATAGCCCTGCACTCTCTAATCTAGTAGCAGTATCTTCATCAGTCAACACAACTATTCCGTACTTATGTGGTTCAAACTTAGTGTTTGGTGTGCTGACATTAGCCCACATAGCTTTTCCTTCTACATACTCATACATATATTGTACCTCCTATAGGTTTAGTTTTTTGTATTAAGTGTTTAGAGTCTATCATACTTTTTCTTTTTGTGCAAGTCTTTTCTGTCTTCTTCTTGCATTGTTTCTATCTCGTGTAAATTGTATAGCCCCTTGCAAGTCTTCCCATAACTCATCAAGTGCTTGTTTCTTTTGTTCTTTGTTAAGTCTTGTAATGATTTTGATATCAGACTTCTTAGGTATCCAAGTATCCCAGTAAGCTTTGTCGTTCATTGACAAACCTGCCCATGTCCAACCTATCTCTTTGTCTAGTGTTGTTGATTTAAAATAAAATTTCATAATAACCCTCGTGTTAAAATGGATGAGTTTATTTTATTCTCAAAACCCATACCTGCTAAAGTAGAGAGCAACTAATTTGCGGGGAAGGTCTCCGGTTTAGTTCTTATCCCATGTCATCTACAACCTTTTCAAGAAAGGATTTTACAGTAGCTCGGACACCCGCAAAACTTTTAAAACTTAGTCTGGTTTTAGTGGCACTAGACCAGAAACTAGCACGATTGCTCGTATGTCTTTAGGTTCAGGAAGGTTAGTTGAGGGCTACACCTTTAGACATACCTATACATTAGGAGTAATTATATTATTCCTGTCCCTCTTTGTCAACTCTTAAATCTAATAATTTAACTTTATATTCATCTTTATTCCACACAACTTCATAAGCTATCTGGTCTGTCTTGTTATCATGATTATATTTAATAACATAATCTTCCCATGCTCTAAACTCTTCCTTAGTCATTGGAGTTAGTTCAGTATCTTTTATCTCCACCATATTGGTTTCTCCCTGTTCTTGTTCCATTGTGCGTAATGTTTCTCATGTATCACATAGTCCCTGTATGCTACGATAGGGTCGCTATCTTTGTATACATCTGGCATAGCCTGTGCAAGTGTTGTCATGCTTGTATGTGTAATGTTATCAGGCATCTTACTTAAAGGCTCTTCAAGCTTAACAAGACTTGCATGAGTCTTACCATACCTATATGTATACTCCATACCAAGTGCTAAGAAATGTTGATACAACCATGAGTAATTACTGCTTGACTCTCTTGCCCAGATAGTACAAGGATGATTCTTGTATGCCTCTTTGTAAAGTCCTACACTATCTGCATACTCATCACCGTCTAACACTCTATGTGCTGTGCATAACATTTGAGCTGTTTCAAGTGGCATCTTCACTAGCATCTTATCTGGCTGTGCTTCTGCTGATATGACTGGACACTCATCAAAATAAAATATGTTCATGTTGTCTCCTCAGTCTCTTCTAAATGATGTATCAAAGCATATAGTCCTGCCTTGATACCTGCATGTTCTGATTGAGTATGACTATCATTTACCCATTCATCATCTGCAATAATATCTTCTGCAATATTTTTTATTCGTTCAATCGTTATCATCTATCCTCCCTCTCTTTATCCATAAGTATTAATGCAACTCCTACTAAACATACTAACATAAATATTATTATAAATGCAAGACCTATTACTTCGCCTATCATTTACTACCTCTCTTTATATATCTATAAGTATTTGGATTCCATTCAGCATCTAACATCTCTACTAGTTCCCATTTAAGACTGCTTAAATTATGAACATCAGACAACCATAAATCATTTGTCTCATGCAAAGTAGATAACATGTTGCTAAGTTTGTTAATGTATTTAAACAAAGTGTCATACTCACTAACACTCATGTCAATTACTACTTTACTTTTTAATATTTTAGTTTTCATTTTCCTTGCCCTCTATATTTCTTATGGTTAGCTTTTGTATTTTTGTTCATGGTAGAGTAGCCAACATTACCTCTACCTTGACTTGTTCTCTTACCTCTAACACCTGTTGCACTAACATGAGTAGAGTTAAAAGCTTTTGATTTAACTGCCATTACATACTACCTCTAAAAAGATATAACAATGCCTTTAATTTTTCAACTGATAAATGTTTTAAATGTTTAGGTATATTATTATATATATTTTTATTAATCATTTTATTATTATTTTCTTTTTTTCTTTTTAACTTGTTAAGCATTTTACACCTCCTTAAAAGTTTGTCAAGTAATTTTATTAAAAAAATATCAATTAATTCTAAGCCTGTCTAAGGGCTTGTTCATCCATACCAATACCCTCATATGACTTGGTTAGATAACTGCTCACCATGTAGCTCATATGCTCTTCTATCCTATGTATAATATCTACTTCGGATACTTTCATTGGTTCGTCCCATGTTCTTATGTCATCATAAAGAAAGTCGACAAATGTTCTAAACTTACTTGATGATAATTTATTTAGGATATATTCTCTTGCACATATGTCCTCTAGTTTTTTGTATAATGTTCTGTTCATGCTAATTCCATTTCTCCTTCAGTTGCTTCATCAAACTCTTTGAACAACTGTATTATTTCTAACATATCAGCATAACTTATATCACAGTAATTACAATCTATTAAAGTTATGTTAAATCCATCACTATCAAACACCTCACAAAAATGTCTTATCAAAGCTACTCCATCATCAGAATCAAAATAAAGAACTTTACATTCTAAACTGTCTTCATGTATGTCTTGACTAATAACATAACTTGGAGTTGTTAGGTTATACCTAGCATGATGATATTCTTTTTCAGTCATATCAAATTCTTTAAAAATTTTACTCATTATATTCCTCCTCTAATTCATCTAAAAATTCATCTACTCTTGTTGCTACCCAATTAGGTATATCAGAGATAGCTTCCTCTGTATCGTCTTCCCAGACAATACCTATATGCCATGCTTTAACTTTCATAAGTCTCCTCCTCAACTAATTCTTTTACCATATCTCTACTAAACCAATTAAACTCTTGGTTAGCGTTCT